ATATCTTCAAAATCTTCTCTAAAGATAGCATGTGAAACTACATTCATAGAACCTTCTTTACCCAAAACATGTATTCCTCCTACAAATTTGCCCATAGGTGTATTAACAATCATAGGACTTCCACATTCACCATCAATAGTTGACATTGGACACGTAGCCGTCCAAACGTTAGAAATAGTATTTACAATATTATCAACATCAATATACTTATATTCTTTCCGTAACTGAATTTTATGTAAATCTTTGTAGGTTATACAACCATTTTCTTCACGTATAATATATGTACCATTACATATAGTATTAACACGTTTTTTAGGTAATAACTCAAATATGCCTTTTTTGGGACATATGCATGTCAATGTGACAATACATAAATCTCGATCAGGAATACGAATTACATCACTTTCGGATAATTTAGCAGTAACATTATTAGTTACACCATTTGTTACAACAGATTGTGTAATGGTAATATAAGAAATGATCCAATGGAGGTATATTATGATCATTTGTAATATACATATTACCCCGTAAACATACAGCACGGGCTTTTCTTAAGCCTTTATTTCCAGGTAATGATGTTTTGATGAAAATGCAGTTGCGAGCAACACGTTCATTAAATACTTCTAAATTATCAGATTTATTAGAAGTAATTTGTGGTGTTAATTCAAATTTACTAAGATGAATATCTTCTTTAATCCAAGGATTATGTCTTTCATCATCTCGAGGTTTAGGTTTAATACCAATAGCATCCAATTCAACATTCGTCATTTGCTGATAATGTTGTTTTTTCTTACTAAATTTGTTGTATAGAGATATAATAACACCAACACTTGATATAGCTGTAATTATAGATATGAGTTTAATATGTGTGCTCAAACCAACTAATCGTCGTTGTTGATTTAAACCCAAATTAACCCAATACTCACGAGTTGTTGGATGAAAACCAAACAAATATGTTTTACATTCTCCAATAAATTTAAAGAATAAAGTTGGATAATACATTGTTCGACGAAGTGTATCAACATCTCGTCGTACATTACCTAATTTAAACATGATCATATTGTAACATATAAAAGTAAACAAAGATAAGTATCCTATAATAGTCAAATGTAATTCCAAAGAACTTTGTTGAGTATGTTGAACTGGAAATTCCTTTTCCATTTGTTCTACTAATTTTAACTTAAAAATGTCTTCGTCAGGAAATAATTTATTACTAGTGTATCTAGATATATATTGTTTTAAATCAATCCATAAATTTGATATAGGTTTAATGATATTTACATTTCTATCTTGTAAAACTTGTTTCATTAATTGAACTTTAATAGGATCACACTTACAAAATTGCATCGTAGGTAAAAAACATATTGGACATAATTCAATATTATTCATATCAGATACTGCATTCATAAATTTGATTTGACCTTCTTCATGATCATCAATAGCTTTCTTTAGAAATTGTAATAATTGTAACAATGAGCAGTTATCTAAAATACGATTGTAATTAGCATATTTTTCAGTAGATGTAGTTAAAACAGCTTCAACAATATCAACATCAAAAGTCCAATAATCATCATATTCACCGGACACACGGGGTGGTAATTTAGATCGATCTAACATACCATCAGATTTAGCAAATTCTGGTTTAACAGTTGGCGTTATAACTATAGGTAAACGTCTTTGAACAGCAGAAGCATGAGTAAAATATTGTGCTGCATTCAAATTTTTAATGTTAGTTGTAGCTATTAATAGTCTTGCCAACATTGGAGTCTT